TCAGCAACCAATTTAGTGTATTCAATTAGGTGGTCAACTGATTCAGCAAGTTTTTCTGAGTAGTTAATTCCTTGATTTGATCTTTCACCAACCAATTCAGCATAATTTTTAACCTTTTCTAGGTTTTCAATAATGTAATCGTTGTGGGAAATAAGACCGTCAACTGATTCAGCTAGTCTTCCAACATATTCTTGAATGTGGTTAACTCTCTTTGCAGTTTCTTCAGCATAACGAACCAATCCTTCATTAACAGAGGAAGATTCCTTAGCGGCGTTTGCTTCAGCTAAAGATTTTTTGAGGTTCTCAACTTCATTTTTTACAAGTTTAGTGTACTCATTAAAGTCTTCAACTGTAATGTATTTTTTAGAATCCATTTCGTTGATATTTGTTTCTATGTTTGTTTTGTTAGGTTCATCATCAATTATTGATTCAGAAATAGAACGAGGAACTTCGTCAGTTTCGTAAATTTGAATCAAATCATTTTCTTCAAAACCAAAAGACTCATTTACTCTTTTAAGCTCAGCATTAGCAAATCCAGGATCTGCTACCAAGTCATAAGTAAACATCTTTTTGATTTTAACATGGCCATTAGATTCAACAACACCAGCAGCTCTACTTGAAATATGTAGAGGAACTCCAGCATCAACTAATGCCATAGCTTGTTTTCCAGCATCGGTATTTAGTAGACGAATTCTACCTGTAACTTTTTTGCTTTTTGGGTCGTAAGCGATATCTTCAATTACGTGAGATGCGTTTTTTAGAGAGATATCGAAAGATTTCGGGTGGTCAAGTTCTCCAAGTAATTTGTTTCCTTTGAGTTTTTCTTGAAGCTCTTTAATATGCGGCATAAGTTCCTTTTCATCATAAATTCGATTGTTTTTGTTCTTAACACCGATTTCAGTAAAAGTACCCTCAAGCACATATTTATCACCGTCTTTGGAAGCGGACAAATTGCCTTCCGATCTTTCCAATACGAGTAGATATTTGTTATTGCTCATCGTGGCTTCTATTTTTTATTATATATCAAGGTCAAAAAGATTTGTGATATTTGATTACATTCCTGTAGCCTCAGCATCTTTTTTAGCTTTTTCAAGTTTCTCTTCATCTTCAATAGCTTTGAGTTTTCTATTGAGACGTAAGTCTTCAGCAGAAAGACCGAGGAATCGTTGAATCAAGAATTCAGAAGCAAAGTACTTAACTTCGTTCATATTAGCATCTTGTTCAACTAGACCGTCTTTCATAGATTGAACGAAGTCAAGTCGTTTTTGTAGAATTTCTATCTCTTTCATCTCTTCGAAGATGTTGTATCGGTGATATTTAATACCGATTTGAGCTTTGAAAGCATCATCTTCTTTTAATTGAGGGAAGTCTAAACACATTTGAATCCAAAGAGGTTTTACGAGAACTTCTTGGAAAACTGAACGTAAACGAGTAACAAAACGACCAAATTTGATTTCATCACGAGTCATACCTTCGGCATTCATTTCCCATGAAGGAGGGGATTCCATATCAAAACGAGAAAGTGGAATTTTTGATACTTTAATCAACTTCTCACGGAAGTATTTAAGAGCATCTGTATCAGAAAGATCAGGACCGTCATTACCAATTGTTTCAATTGTTGGTTCGCCGGCTTCACCTGATGGTAACCAATACTCTTTATTAAATGGCATCATAGCTTTACCATTAACTTTGAGTTCACCTGAATCAGTATCAAAGTCAATGTTCTCTCGGTAGTTTTGCATCAAAGTACCAAGAGATTGTTTTGCTCTTGTTTTTGATTTACCACCGACTGGAATAACAAATTTAGTTTTGAAAGATGCGTTAACTGTTGCCCAAATAACTCGAGAGTGCTCCATGATACGAAGCAAGTTAAATGAACGAATGAGACGCTCAACATAAGAAACACGATTGACAGTGTTTACGTTGGCATATGAAACGTATATGACTTGGGAGTCGTATATTACACGTTCTTTATTAGGTTGCCCTTTGAATTGTTTCCAAATTTTCTTACCTTCTTTATCAAGACCAGGTTCTAAAGAAATTGGATCGAGCTCTTTGAATCCGATGATTCGAGTTTGCTCTTTGTTATAGATGATTTCAAATGCTAGATAACCATCAACTAACCACTTACGGAAATATGACCAAGCGGCAATGTCATTATTGAATCCAAAGTATTGATAAACTCTTTTGAAGTTAGTTTCTAGGGCAATTTTAATTGCTTCTAAAGTCCCTGGTTCAAGAGTCTCATCATCAAAAGCTAATGGATAGCAAAAGTAGTTTTTATCATCGTATACTACACATTCATCGCATAGTGTATCAAGGATATCTTCAATTTCGTCTTGTATTGCGAATTTTCTTAAGTCTTCTCTCTTTTTTGGATATGACTTGTCAAAAATGGAAATTGATTTTCTTAAGTTGATGTCGGTCATGGAGAGATTAGCAAATAATGCATAATCATCGTATTCTCCTCCGGCAACATTTCGTGGGTCAAGACGCCAACCAAATCGGTCTTCATTAATACCGATAGCTTTGGAATTTTTCAACACCATATCGTCGTACATCATACCAAAGGATGATAACGACTTAAGTGCTTTACTTACGAGATTCCTAGATGCTGGTGTAGGTTTTCCAGCAGAGGTTTCGTCTCTATTTACAAATCCTGCCATATTTTTCTATTTCGTTATAGAGTATATATTCGAGTGCTAGTAGTTCACTATATTATATGTGCGATTAGCTAATTAGTTTTTATTGAATCGATACTTCATTGCCTTCTTAGCTTCATCTCTTCTTTTCTTTATTTCTCCTTTGTTATTACGTGACCATTTAATATAGTCCTTAAATGATTCATATATACCCTTAAGATTGTAACCAGGGGCATTTATCTGGATCTCAGGGAATATCCTCGGTGTATCTAATTTAATTGCTTTATCCCAATCTTCATAACAAATACAAACTTTTGGTGTTCGCATATTTGAAGGTAGATATTGTCGTAGTGCAAATGAAAACCCAAATTCATCCAATGCGGTTTTAGCTGCATATAGATCGATTGGAATAGGTTTTTGTCTATTGCTTGTTGAGGCTTTCTCTTTATTTCTGTTTCGTATAGTGGTTTATACATTTTTCTGATACGCTCAACCATAAACTTCCTAGCTTCTGGTGGGTACCATGAAAGATTTACACCAACTGCAGTTTTTCCGCTAGGTCCATCATGCATACCAAACACCAAAACTATAGGGTGTTTATCCCAATAGTCTAGTTCTTTTTTATATTTGGCATCGTATTTGAAAATGTATATCTTACCAGGTTTAAGGTCAGGTTCCTTACTTATTTGAACTCTTGTGCTTTTGCCTGATTTCATTTCTTCCAACAACCAATCATATGCACTTGCTGCATCGGCAGTTTGCTTTTTATCACCAACTCCCATTTTGGTTTGGAGATTCAAAAGCTTAATCATCTCTGATAGAAAGTCAAGTACCTGTTTTAGTTGATTCATTGTGAGGTTCTAACTTTGAAAAAATCTTCAGTGACTAGAAGATAACTCCAACCTTTAGTCTTTGCAAATTCCTCAGCGGCAGACTTCTTACACATGTTGATAACCCATGTTTCATAAAGCCACTTAAATGATTGTAGAGATTTTGGAGTTTTTCTCTTAGGAGGCTCAGGTTTAACCAATTGAGCTTTTGGCTTTACTTCAACTATGAAGGTTTTTCCACTCCTAAGACGTACCACATAATCAGGGAAATAGTTGTGGTATTTTTTGTCGAGAGGACTAAAGTACTTTATAGAAAAAGATTCCGAAGACCAATATTCGATCTCCGGATTCCTTTCACAATATAAACAAAATTTACGTTCCCAAGAAGAACGATAGATGATTGGACCTTTTCCTTGATACTTTTTGCACTCATTCAACGGGAAATATCCCTGAACAAATCCCGATTTACGAGATGGTTTGTTGTTTTTGATTGATTGCATACATATCAAATGGTAATGATTACTCCTGAACTTGAGCTACTCCGCCTTTTGCAATAAGAGCGCTTAATTCGTCGTCAGTAAAGGTTTTGTCATGAGCTTTATCTTCGCCATTGAAGATGTGAACACCGTTAGTTACACCTTGATAAATCATATCAGTGTGTTTATCTTTATCCACAGTTAAAACGTACTCTTTACCGGGGAGCAATTCGCTAGCATTTTTAAGAGCTCCACCAACTGGATCAGTGTCTGAAGTTGTTGCAGGGTTGAATCCGTCTGCATCGGTTGCCTCTTGAATGTTGTAGTTTTCGTTTACAAATTCGTTGAAAGTCTTAAGATTTTTCATTGTTATGTTTGTTTTTGACTTTTTTATATTTATCTCTTAGCTAATGTAAACTGGATGACTTCCACCTGAAGCAGAGTCAGTGGTATCAAATGTTCCAGGTACTGTAGGAGATTGATCAGCATGTGAAGGTGTGTAAGTGCCAGTACCAACCGTTCTGTTAGGGTCAGTCATAGCATCTTCTTCCAACTTAGTTCCTTCATCAGAAACCAAAGGTTTGTCTCGTAGGATTTTGTTGATTTCTGTAAAGTATTCAACTTCATCTGGAGAAAGTTTGGACTTAACATGTTTAGATATTTCTCTCATTAAGCGGCTACGCTCTTTGTTATTAGCTTTTGCCTTTTCGAGCTTTCTGCCATTAACTCCAAATGTAATGTCGGCATAAGGATATTTTTGTAGGTCCGCTAGCATTGAATTAAGTTCGGCATCAGAATTAAATTTGTCAGCAACCTTTTCAGCTTTTGCACGTAGCTCAGCATATTTTGCTTTATCTTTAATGTCTTTTAATTTTGAAGCAACTTTTTCTCTCCAATTAACAAATAGGTGTGCTGCCAAAATCAAACCTCCTCCAGCAATTGCCATTCCAGTTTTAATAGCATCAGCAGCTAAAATGCCTTTTGTTACTTCCCACCATTGAAGATCTTCATTAATGGCATCGTCTAAAATAAGTTCTTTTGCTTCACATATATGAATAACTCCAGAGCTATCACGGAATTGAACTTTACCGTTAACAATTTCTCTTGAAATAATCATACCAGAAAATCCATCGATTGATGTAACATAATCTCCAACTTTTACTGGACAACCGTCAAATGTATATGACGGAGTAGATTCAATCAAAAATTCTTCGTAAGATTGTAAATTTTTCATGTTTGATATTCGTTTTATTCCTCTTCAGAGGTTTCTTTATCAGTGTCTACTTCACCTTCAGCTTCTTCCTCTTTTTCAGTAGGTTTTCCAGGTTTTTCGTCTTTTTTATCAGGGTCAACTCCAGCAAGATCGTCTTTTATATCGTCAGCTTTCTTTTGGATTTTATCCATTTCATCTGATGAAACTTCATCATCTAACATAAATTCTGAAGGTTGCATATTAGTGAAAATGATATTTCTAGCATAATCAAAAACTAGAAGAACTTTACCATCTTTATCCGTAACTTGATATGTTTTAGAAAAAGCGTCTTTATCGATAGTAAGGCCTTGTTCTTTCTCATTTTTAAGTCTCCAAGCTGCCCACCAAGTAGGAGTCATAGAATAACGTCTATGGAGATCCATAGTACTATGAGCTTCATTCTTTACTGTAGGTTTTGTTGAATCATCCAATGCTTGTTTCGAACCAAAGTAAGGTAAGTACTGTTCATTGAATTGTTCATATGTGGGTAGATTCCTCATCATTAAGCTTGTATTTTTAAGCCTTTGCAAAGTGCTTCGAAATGTTTTAATTCTTGTTTTGGTACATAAATTGTTGAACCATCCCAATCCCAAACGATATAAGGGAAATGTGTTCCTTGCCATCCTTGACGCATTTCAGCTCCGGAAACAGCAAAGTCTATTTGAGATTTAATTGGTTGACCTCCAAGGGCTTCATGTATAGCTGCTGCAATGTCGGTAGCTATATCCCAATCAACTCCATTTTCCTCAGAAGCTTCAAAAACACCCCATACTCGAATAAAGTCTTGGAGTTCATATTTACCAACTTTCCATTTTGGATTGTCATCTTGATCTTCAACATATGCGGTATGATCAGGTTCGATACATTTTTTAATCATATTCCAAACCGGTTTCATCTTCACAGGACCTTTAAATGTTTCAGCTTCTTCCGGGGTAGGTACTAAGTATAATGAGAAATTCAATTTCAAGCATGAATATCCTAATTCAGGTTTTTTATCCTCAATCGATCTTCCACCTCTTTCGTCATTCCACCAAAGGAATGACAATGTATCAGGTTTTCCAGCATGACCACCTTGAGTAGCAGAAAGACATGATTCAATAGGAATCCATTTTCCTTGTGCTGATATTCCATGTTTATTTGCAATTGAAGTAAGGGCAGCTTGCCATTCTCCATAAATTGCCGGAACATCATCGGTTTTAACAAAAACTTTTATCCATGAATCTAGATAGCTGAACCATGGGTTTGTATCTGACCAACCAATAAATTCAATTCTTTTAGGATCGACCTTGTAACCTTTACAGTCATTATGTTGTCCTCCTAAAGGACCGATTGATGGATTTGGATCTTTCCAATCAGGATTTCCTTGAGTCCACCAAGTTTTTGCTTCATCTCCAAAAATTTCGGTTAGATCTTTTGCATATTGAACACCTTTAAGATTAGCTGCGGCTTCAGCAACTTCTGATATAATTACAGAAAGTTTTTCTTTGTATTCAGCTGCAAGTTTAGGACTATTTTTTTCTTTGAAATAATCTCTACCTTCGAATAAGAATTTGTCGTTGTAGTCTTCGTTAACGAAGTCATCGAATGACTGTATATTTTTCATCGAAATGTTTATTTTTATATCGAATAGATTCCTTCAGAATCAGTAGAACCTTTACCCGTCAGCGAAATGGTTCCTTTGTATTTACCAGGATGAAGTTTATTCCAACCTTTGGCATAACCATTTTTTGCAATTTGAGTATAAAATGAGAAGGCATTTGTAGTCTTTTCTGGTTTGAAACGATCCCAGTATTTGAACAAATCCAACATAGCGAAAGCGATGCAATCTTCTCGATCCATCGGATTCTCATACGATAATCTCGTATTAGCTCGATAGGCGATGAGAATAAGCATCTCTTCCGCTCTTTTGGTCAACTTTTTCTGATTTAACGAAATACAAATTTCGTCATACAATTCTTTTGGTTTTACGTACATGTAAGTGAGTTTTGAAAGTTAAATTTTCACCTCCAAAAACTTCTTTTCGATGGTTTCTTTCTTACCATTAGGCATGATTACATCCATTTTATCACTGTCTCCGCCTTTAGTGTATTGCAAAGCATCCACTTTTACAACGTCACCTTTTTTGAGGGACTTGATTTGTGCATTAACTGTAGCATTGACATAAGAATCTGGTGATTTTGCCTCATTTAGCCATTGCTCAAAAGATGGTAACTTCATCGAAAATTAAGTTTTATTGAGTGATTTTTCCTGCAGAGATAGCTGATTCCACCTCGCTTTCTTTCATATGTAAAGGAGTTGGGTTAGTTTCATCTTTTTGGTTGAAGATATAAACTCCGTCAGCATAACCTTGGAAATTGTAATTGATTTTTCCGTCGATAGTGTAATCTTTACCAGGAACCAAATCATCTTTAGAAGTTAATGGCTTAGATCCAGTAGCAGGCAATGAAGCAGTTTGTGGGTCATATCCATTAGGGTCATTTGATGCTTCAGCAATCAAATTTTTAATCTTAGAAAGCTCATCGTTTTTAGTTTTAAGCTCAGCCTCTAAAAGAGATTTAGCTTGGTCGATATATTCAGATTTACCAAGAGTTTTCTCTGCAGATTCAATATCTGATAGTTTTTCTATGATAAATTTGATTTGAGATTCAACTTTATTTAATTCAGCGGTTCTCTTTTCGGATTCAGCTTTTTCATTAGCAAGAAGAGTATCAAGAGATTCAGAGATATCGTAATTCATAAATTCTTTTACGATAGAAACTGCATCAGTAGCAGAAGTAGCTTCAACGATTGAATTTTCTTTCATGCCTCGATTAACTTTCTGTATGAAAATACGATCTTCGATATTGAAAACGGAAACAGAAACACCTTCAAAAACTGAAGATTTTACTTTGTAACCGAAATCGATATCTTTGATTTTAGAACCTTCGTTGATAGCTCTTTGAATCATACCAAGCTTTTCAGTTTCGTTAAACTTAACATAACCAGAAGCAAGTAATGCAGATTCAATAGTATTTGATTCAAGAACTTTACCGTTAAGAGCAACTTTAGCACCTTCACCAAAAGTGATATCTAGTACTGAATTTACGTTAGGGTATAAACGCATAACGTTTGAATTGAACTTAGCAGATTCAGTTATTTTTACAAGTGATTTGAAGTCTTCAGAAACTTCGTTAGAAGAAGCAGTGATTGTGTTTCCTGCAATTTCTAGATTCAAACCAGTTGAATGAAATACGTAAGTATTTTCATCAATAGCTTCTACTGGAGAATAGATTTTAGAAACCTCGAATTTTGGATTTTTTCCGGTCATAGTACCTTGCTGATTCTTGCAGTATTCGTAAAGACGTTTTACCGTAGGGATCCAAGTTTCAGCTTGAAGACCTTCAACAATTGCATTTTCTGGAGTATTTGAATTAGAAGCTTCACGTAATTTTTCAACCGCTCTTACAAATGATTTAGCATTTCTGTCTAATTCTAGATCACGAATTACTGATTCAATAAGAATGAAAGTTTGGTTTGATTTGATGAAGTCTTCGCCTTCAGCAATAAAAGTTTTTACTTTTGGCATCCAAGAGTAAGCTTTTAATTCTTTCATAGCAGATTCAAGAATGTGAATTCTACCTAAAAGATATGAATCAGCAACAGCAGTTTTTGCTTCAGAAAGAGTAGAAGCTGTTGCTAAATGACGAGCTTGATTTTGCTCAACGCCTTTGCCAATTAACTCAGCATAAGCATCTTTTGGAGTAACAGATCCTTCTGCAATTTCCAAAGAAGACAATTTGCCATAGTATCTTTCAACAATCATACGTGATGTATTATTGCGATCTAGACCTTCAAGCAAATCATTAAATTTGGCTTTAAGTGCAGCCGAATCAAATTTGTTTTTTAGTTGTGACATTGTATGTGGATTTTTTTGTCTATTTTATTATTTATACACGTAGCAAGAAAGGCTTTTTCCGTATAGCGGAATTAGAGCCTCGCAATGAGCAGCTTCAACATAATCTACTAATTTAGCAGTACCTTTGAACATTGATCTACCGGTTTGGTCATGTTGAAATGAGCATTCTGTTCCAATTTGATAAATTGGAGTAGAACCTGAAGTTGAAACAATTACCCATTCTTTGTAACCAATTTCCCAAACTTCGAGAGTGGAATTGAGATGCCAATCTTCTTTGTATGAGAAGTACTTATTTTTACCTGTTTGAAGATTAACTTTTCCGCATGGTAAAATTGCGCTAGGATATCTTCCTGGTGTACGAGTAGATTTGAATTGTTCAGATGAAGGGCGTTGTGAACCTGGAAGAACTTTAGAAGATGTTATGCTTTTAGCAACATCCATACCTAAAGAAGAAGCTCGGTCTAAGAAAATCTTAGTTACTGCATGATCAGGTCCAAGAAGCTGATCAGCAGCTAAGCCCCTGTCCATTGCTTTATTTTTATCGGTAATTAGCTTACACATGGTATTTGCTAATGTAACCATTTTATTTTCGTCTCCGTTAGATTTTGTAATAATGTCTTGAATACGCTGAATGTCTTTAGAAGAAGCAGCTTCAAGTACAAGACCTTCTAGAACGAAATCGTCGAACGATGGTATGTTATTCATTGTTTTGATTGATTTATTTAGCAGCACCTAAGCCTTTAAGTTGTGGATATCTCTTAAGAACCGCAGCAACTACCTCTTTTTTAAGATCTTTGTATTGTGGCCATGTTGCCCAAACTAATGCAGTTTTTGCATGTTTTTCGTCATGTATTGGCCAAGCTCTTTTGTCAGGAAAAACGAAATCTGTAGGTTTTAGTTTATCTCTTTCAGCTGGTGAAAGCTTTTCCTCTACTTTATGGTATTCAAGAACAGTTTCTAGTACATCTTCTTCAACACCTTCAATATCAAAACCCATAGATTCTGCTAGAATCTTTTTGATTTTCTCAATCTTTTCAGCATCTTTTAGAGCAGATTTAAGAGCATCAATTTTAGATGATTGAGCATCGTCATCATCTTTATCTTCGGTTTTGTCTTGGTCAGTATCACCTGATTTAAGTTTATCCAAAGCTTTCTTAACGTCTACGTCTGGTTTTGCTTTTGCAGGATCAATACCTTTTGCCAAATCGGATGTAGATGCAGTTAATATATCATCATCCTCATAAAGACCTTTTTCAGAAAGAGCTTCAAAATCGATTGATTCGTTCAAAAACACCTTAGAAATTACTCTAACTTTACGTTCTTCGTCGATACCAAGTTGAGTCAAGTATTGATAAATCTGTTGTGGGTTTTTTCCTTCTGCTGCCAACTTGGAAACAATAGGGAATAGAGAACCTGAGCCGTAGTACGAGTACTGACCAGCTAAATTCTCGTTCAAAAATTCGTTGTATGATTTAATAAGTCCCATCGACTAAATTTTTATTTATATATCTCCTCTTCTTTTGTTTACCATCCTTCGATTCCCGGAGGATACGGTGTAGATGGGTTAATTGGCCACGTTGTGCCTGGATTTGGAGTTGGTTGATTATATGGTGGAGGAGGTAAGAATGGTTCTGGTCCGGTAGATCCAGTTGAACCAGTAGATCCAGTTGAACCAGTAGAGCCAGTCGAACCTGTGATTCCGGTTGAACCAGTAGAGCCAGTAGATCCAGTAGATCCAGTCGATCCAGTAGATCCAGTCGATCCTGTTGAACCAGTCGATCCAGTAGGACCTAGATCGTTAGTTACTTCTGATGGATTTGCTGGAGGTATACCAAAGCTAGGATTTACCGGGTTTGGATTGTAACCTACTACATTAGGGTCACCTGCGGATTGTCCGCTTGGTAGTTGATCTTGTGGAACAACATTTGAAAGGAGAGAAGAAGAACCTCCGCCAGAAGGACCCATTACTAAAGGCGGTATAAACTGGTTTGTTTGGAATGAACCCATGTTTGTACCGGCAAAAATAGTAGTTCCTTCCTTAAACACTGGAATGTGAGCTTTAACTTGAAGAGAGAAAGTCACCTTAAATTCTTTCTTGTCGGTAAATGAGAACTCGACGGTTCTTTCTAAAGTTTGATCGTCTGGAAAGGTAATCAAACAAGGAATTCTCGTATATGCAATGTCTACTTGATAAGCTTTGGATTTATAGAAGGTTTTGATTATTGCTTCTGAACATTTCAACTGATCAAGAATTGAATCGACGTAAATTTCAGTATTAAGGTCTAGTATGATAGGTACCATAAAAGCCTCAGTGTTGTAAGTGTTTAGAGTACCATCCATCTCTTGTTTAAGATGTTGCATTCTAACATACTTATTTACTATCGCCTGAGTTTCAATCGAAAAGCCTTCAAAATTCACAATACCTCGAGGGATCTTGTTGTAAAAAGTTTCTGCCTCAAGGAATTCAGGGTCAAAGTCTATATTGTTTAAGAAGTTGTCTTGGAGATAACGTTCTGTACCTGTAGTAGAAAAGTAAAAAGGAACCTTTATTTCTCTTCGCTGGTCAATTCGTGTGCCTATTTGATTATACCATCCGATGTTGTCCGACAACGTAGCAAGAAGTCCTATAAGGATATTTCTTAAAGATACATCGTCTTTGTTAAAATGGAGATCGTATACTGACATTGAGCCCTTTTAGTTTAGTGTATATATCACAACTAGTTATGTGATGTTTTCAATTAAGAGCTTAGAGAATCCACCTTCTTTCACAGCTTCTACTCGTTTATCAAAAAGTTCTGTAGGTAGTTCGGTGTGATTGATTACCCAAGTATTTAGATTGTTTTCCTTTGAAACTTCATTCAAAATCTTAATGATTTCATAAACTCCGGCAGAATCTACTGATGAAAAGATTTCATCCAAAAACAATATATTGAGAGATGGATATCTGATTTTAAGGAGCTTTAGGAGAGCTATGATGATTATGAAGTCAGCCTTTTTTCTTTCTCCGGTTGACATACTTCGAGGGTTAATTTCTTCACCAAGAGCATTAATGATACAATCAAATTTGTCATTGAATTTAATAGAATAAGGCAGATGCATTTGCTTACTCATGTTAGAAATGTTTTGATTCAATGAAGGTAGAATTGTTTTCATTGCTAGATTTTTCACACCATCATCACCTAAAACAGCTTCAACAGTTTCAAGAAAGGTATCTTCTACTGATTTGTTTGCGTGTAAGGAGCGTTTTTCTTCCTTCTTGCTTACATTTTCAATTACCAATTGATGAAGATATTCAGAATCTAGTTCTTTTGATTCACCAACCGCCTTTTCAACTTCACGTTTGTATTGATTGATAAGCATATTGATTCTAACAATAGAAGAATCAAGTTCTTTAACTTTTGTACCTACTTGACTAATTTTTGATTGACTATCGGTTAGATCGGTTTTTAATGTTTCAAACTTTTTTGATTTGTCTTTTTTGGTTTTTTCCAATTCAACTTTATGATGTTTGTGTTCATCGGAATCTAACGAAGAACCGCAAGTAGGACATTGAGAGTTATTGTAAAGTGCGATTTTTTCATCTATTGATTTGATATCATAACCGGTCTTCTGAAATTCTGATTTTTTATCTTCAAAACTCTTTGTGATTTTTGTCTCTAATTCACGGACTTTTAGAAGATCCGCATCAACTTTTTTCTTTGTTTCTAGAAGTTCAAGTATCTTGTCTTTGAATTCTTGTATAAGTTTCGTTTTGTCTTCTTTCTTCGCTTCTTCTAGATTCTTAATCTTTTCATTGACCGATGTAATTGTGTCTTCAATTACACCAAGTTCGTCTTGTAGAGTTTTAATTGTGTCACGAATTTCCTTTCTTTCAACTCGTATAGTATCTCGCATTTGATTGATTACAGTGAAACCAAACAAACGATCGATGATATTTCTTTTATCTCCAGGTGACATAGTCAAAAATGACCTAAAGTCATTGATGGAAAGAACGATGATGTTTTTGAAAACTTGATATGGTATGTCAAATAACTCTAATTCGAGATAATCTTGAACATTGTTATTTCCAGCAGTCTCATAAGGGATTCCGTCAATTTGTACTTCAAATATGCCAGGCGAAACACCTCTAATAATTTCAACCCTTTTGTTTTTTGCTTTAATTACAATACGACACCAAAGATTTTTATTGATTCGATTTGGTAAGTCGGATTTATTTTTTCTCTCGATCTTACCGTATAGAGCAAATGTAATAACCTCGGCTATCGTACTTTTTCCATGTCCGTTGCCACCTAAAAGGAGGTACAAATCAGAACGATTTTGGTCAAATTCGATTCTTTGTGTAGAGTTACCGTAGGAGTTGAAATTTCTCCATTCAACAGATTGTATTTTCATTATTCGCGTACTTCTTTAATGACGTTCGTGTAGAGTGTATTTATTTTATGCATAACTCGATCTTTAGTACTATCGTCGTAAGTGGATAATTTCTTAACATATTTTTCGCATAACGAATATATGTTAAAAGATTCGTCTGCTTGCATTTCATCAAATTCCAAGTCTTCTCCACCAGATTCATCTTCAAATGGAATAACTTCTAGCTTCTTTGTAATTTCGCTTAGAATATCAATGATTGGATTGATTTGGTATTTTAATAAAAAGCTAGAAGGAACAAACAAATCCACTCGATTATTTTTACAAATTTCTTTTAGCTCACCTACTGATTTATCGAGATACTTGTTGAGATAAACTCTAACAAATTTTGGTGAATATGTGTTTTCTATGAATGTTTCTTCGTTGCTTTCTACATCTAAAACATACCACCCTTTGTGATTTCCTGCATCCGATCTAGTCATCTGATATGGATTTCCAACCATAGTAACATTTCCTCTGTGTTGTCCCCAGTGAATATGTCCAGAATAGACTCGTCTAAAGTTTACCAGATCAGAAAGACCTAGACCATCTTCAACATCACGACTGTTATCAAATTTTAGATTTCGGATATTCGTATGACAGAATAAGTAATGCAGCTCATGAACTTTATGTTCTTCTAAACAACGGATTTCCTCCTCTTCGTTAGTTCGCCATGGCATAAATAGAGCTTTAGTGCTACCTAATTCAGCAATAACAGGCTCCTTAAGAATATGAACACCTGGGATGTACTTTAGACAATCCAATGAAGAAACTTCATTTGTGGTTTTTCTCATTACGTCATGATTTCCTGCAATCACATATATTCCATCAACAAATATCTTTGATAGTTCTTCGAACAGACGTATACCTTCATGTAAGACAAGCAGATTAACTGATTGCCGATTATCAAATACGTCTCCGCAATGAACTAGAACATCCCCTGGTTGATATATTTCTTTAACTTTAGGAATGAAGTCTTCATGGAACCAGTCACGCATAACATCCAGCCATTCTACTGAATTTGACCTAGCTCCGAAGTGTGTATCAGATACAATAATTACACGTTTTGCGTTAATCTTCATAATTAGAATAGAGTGTTTCCTTTTTTCAAATATCCACGACCTTTAAGTTCGTTTATCAATTGAGTCTTAAAAGAATTTGAGAGAGACTCGTAAAATTTATCTGCGTTTATGTCAAATATAGATGATATGATTGAAAAAATTTCGATTTTAGGTTCGTTTGGTAGATTTGTTGTAACGTAAGAATAGACATCATTTATGTCGCTTTTGTTCATTTTCTTATAGTTACCTTCTTCGTCAGGTTGACGAAACTTGTTGAAGCGATGTTCTTGGTCGAGTATGTTTTCAACTTTGATAAGAACCATTTTTTCATCTAACGTATATTCATACGATTTTGGTTGATGTGTAGGGTCTACCTTAAATGATATTTCAGAAGTATCAATTTCGGTTTCATCATAAGTGTTTTGGAAGATCTTGTCCCTTTTAGGACCAACGTCTTCTTCTTGTTCGTCGAACGGTTCTATTTCGTCGGGATTGTACATAGTTAAATTGTTGTGTTTACGATGGTATCGGTTTCGGTGAGACGCATGTATGTATAGTCGATTCGATACATACAT